TCAATCAAAAAATCGGCTGTTGAAGATTTTGATATTCCTGAAGACGATAAGAAAAAAATTGAAGAGGTTGTCAGAAAAACTTTGAATAGAAAAGGTTTGTTATCATTTGTGTACGGAACCAACGTGGAAGAAGGAAAAACGTCGGTTGGTGCTAGAATTGACCCTACAGCAAATGGGGATTGGGTTCTTGCCAAGGAAGAATTGCTTTACGAACTTCCCATTAAATATAATTACAAATTGCACGATTTTGTAAGGAAATTGAGGGAGCAAATAGAAAATAAATAATCTTTTTCCTTTCGTGCAAATATGTATCGTTGAAATTCAAAAGAATTTCAATGACACACACGAAAGGTTAAATATGAGTGCAATATTGGAAGAAGGTATTGGTTTCGGTGGTAATGACAACGAATCTTCATCGGAGTCTCCCACCATAATTCTTAAAAAAGGAAAAGTAGAACTTAAAATCAAAAATGCGGCTGCAGTCGTCAAGAAAATAGATGAAATGTATCCGGGGGACAATTCTTATACTGGATGGAACACCAATTGGAATAAGAGAATCAGAGATTTAAATGACCGCGAAAAAGCAAAACAAATACGATGGATGGAAGCAGCAAAAAATTGGTTTAAAGAAGAGATATTTGGTGGATTGAATGATTTTGAAGTTGTAGTATCCAATAATGAAAAATCGGGACCAGATGATGTAGTATTGAAGAATACTCCACCAATTTCAGTAAAGTACAATGAAGAAACTCACACTTTATCTACACCATCAGGAGAACTGACTCCAGAATATGTTGAAAGTTTATCTTCGGTTGTAAAAAAAACAACACCAGCACCAAACTTTACCAATAAAAATGCTTACGAATTAAGAACCGACATTTTATCAATGGCGTTGGATTGGGTCAGATATAAGGGAGAAGTGCAACATGCAACGGGTCCTTTTGCAGCAGCTACGGATGAAGATGTTTTATCCACCGCACAAAAATTCTACAAATTTGTTGAAAACAGGAGATAATGTGTCCGAGTGGCAAAAATTTAAAAGGTGGTTGGAAGACTGGATGGAAATAGTGGCTGAGGCACTTTCTGGAATGTCGTGGTAAGGATTACGATTGACTATTTTCAACCCTATGATACAATAATAGTTATGGAATTATTGGAACTGATAAAAGAAGCGAAATACGTAGTGGGTTTCACCGGTGCTGGACTTTCAACCGAAAGTGGTATTCCTGATTTTCGCTCAAAAAGCGGACTGTATTTGAGTGGAAAATACGAAGGATATACGCCTGAACAAATCCTTAGCAATCATTTTGCTAGAAATCCAAAAAATCAACCTATCTTTTTCTCTTTTTACAAGGAACGCATAATGAGCATGAGCGACAAACAACCCAATCGAGCACATTATGCTTTAAAAAAGTTGCAGGATATTGGCAAATTAAAAGAAGTAATTAATCAAAACATTGACAATCTTCTTCAAAAAGCCGAAGTAAAAGATGTTTTTGATTTGCACGGAAATATTACTTCATTTAGATGCACTTCTGCTTGTGGTAAAACTCATACTGCTGATGATTTCATGAAGTTATTGGAAACTGCAGAAATTCCAAGATGTGAATGTGGTGGAATTGTAAGGCCGAATACAGTTTTGTTTGATGAATGGTTGGATGACAATACATTTGATGCAGCATATTGGACGGCTAAGGAATGTGACTTAATGATTGCTATAGGTTCTTCGTTGATTGTAAGACCTGCTTGCACCCTTATTTCTGAAATTAATGATGCATGTAAACTTGTCATCATAAATAAGGATAAAACCCCGTATGACCACAGAGCTTGTCTGGTTATTCATGAACCTTGTGGTGAAGTGTTGGAGAGGGTGGCAAATCAGTTATGAAATATGACAAACAAATTGCAGATTTGGTTAGAAAAGACATAATTCTTGAGCAGGAGGGAATTTCTAGTAACGATAAAGCACGTAAAAAAATTCTTAATCAAATTGGACAACTTTACTTCTTACAACAAAGAGAGGAAAATGAATGCGTTTGTAAAAACAACCAAGGGTAACTTTCCAAATCAGAATTTTTATTTGGCTTGGAAGGGGTTCGATGAAATGTGTTATGAAGTCATCAAGTTTGAGGAAGAAGACCTTGAAAATCCTTCATTCTGGATGAGTTGTTCGCGGTCAACTCCTTTATTTGCTGGAGTAACCGTCTTTGACAAAGTTCTTAAAAAGTTGGGCGTAAATTACAAAAAAATTGATACTTATCCAACCATTCTCCAATCGTTTATGAATCGAACGGTTGAAAAAACAACTGTTGGGGAATTTCGCAAAGTATGGGAAAAAGATGAAAATGCTCGTCCTCGTTTATTTATGAAACCTGTCGAACAAAAAAAGTTTAATGGCGCGGTAATGAATAGTATTCTCGATTGGATTCCCTTGGCAACAGTTCCAAATGAGACAGAAGTGTACATTACACAACCAGTGGATTTTATTTCAGAATTTAGAGTGTATGTTCAAGACCAAGAAGTTCTGTCAGGCAAACATTATGCAGGTGATTGGACAAAAGTTATTGATATTGGAGTGGTCAAGGAAGCAATAAAAACATTTGAATCACAAGCGCCATGTGCTTATGCTTTGGATTTTGGTGTGACCAATTTTGGGAAGACAACATTGATTGAATTTAATGATGCAACAAGTTTGGGCAATTATGGTTTGGATTCAATACATTATGCTGAAATGTTAGCCTCTCGTTGGGTGGAAATTTGTAACAATAACTGATATGAAGTATAGGTTGATAAACCGAACAAGAATTTCAAGAAAGGTTATAAATAAATTGATACAATTTGCTTGCCCAAGGGGCGTCAATAACTTTGTAATATCGGTTATGTATGGTGAAGGATTATTTTTTGGTGGTGAAGCAACCAATAAAATGCTTAGAATATACATTCCAAACAGAAACATACCTAACTATAAAATATATCCTTTTTTCAACTGCAATAAAGATTTAAAAAAAGCTGGATATTATCCCGGCGTTTCTATTAAAAATGTTCATGAGTCAATATTGAGTTTATTGGCACATGAATTAAGACATGTATGGCAAAGATATGTAAACCACATGGATTTTCAAAAAGGAAGAGTGTGCAAATGTGATTATGAGGGTAAATCTTGGTTTACCATTTATAAGTTTGAAAGGGATGCCTGTAAATATGCTAAAAAGATATTGTTAAAATACAGAAAATTACAAAGTAAGGAAAATCGTGAGTAAGAACATAGAACTAATGGTAAAATCTCTCAAAGGGTTGTGGGTTGGTGATTGTATTGGAAACGTTGGACAATTTTATTACGCCCAAGACATATTAAAGGCCTTGGATGAAGGCATAGAAAAGCTTGGAATAGATAACATAGACCCAAGAGGAATGTCATTTCAATATTCTGATGATACGGAAGAAGCGATTGTTTTGGTAAATCATTTGTTTTACAATAAGGAAATTTTACAAGATAAATTAGCAATGGAATGGGCAACAAGATATTATACCCGTGACCCTGACGGTGAAATTTATGGTTATGGATTGATGACCAGAAAAGTATTGAGAAATATTTATGAAGGTATTCCTTGGAGAGAAGCCAATTTAACATTTCAGAAAAGTGAAAGCCCGTCAAATGTTGACATGATAATGGGTGATATTGCAAGTGGTAAATCTGTAAAAGATGCTTTGCTGGAATTAAAAAAGAATAGTGGTGGTCAAAAAACGATTCCACAAAAAGTTGGTTCTTGTGGTAATGGGTCGGTTATGAGAATTCCACCGTTGGGAGCATATTTTTACCTTTCTCCACTGGAAGATATTATAAAACAAGCAACATTATCAGCAGAACCAACCCATTGTCATCCAGAAGGAATTGCTGGTGCTATTGCTATTGCATCGTTGGCAAAGTGTATTTCATTGGCTGGTGATGTATATGAAATGGAAAATGTATTGAACACGAACTATGTCACAGGAACAGACATCAAAAGAGTTTATGATTACATCTTGGAATTTATTCCTGACAGCAAAGTAAAAGATGGTATTCTTAAAGCAAAAGAACTTCCATTGAATGCACCCTTAACAAAATGGATTGAAATTTTAGGAAATGGGATGCATGTTACGTGTCAGGATACGGTTCCATTGTGTGTATTTTTAACCATACGTGCATTATCCTTGTATCCTCTCGATGAAATGTATGAGAAAGTTTTAATTGACACCTGTAAGTGTTTTGGTGATGTGGATACAAATTGTGCCATTGTTGGTGGTATGATTGGAATTATTAGTTCTCCACCTGAAAAATGGGTAAGATATTGTCAACCGATGGAAGGAGTAATGGGAGAACCATTACCTGAACCCAAAAAAGCAAAAGAATACAACTTTAACATGGATGCGATAAAAGAAGCAATGAGAAATACAACCATATGAAATTAAAGACACAAAATAATTGTATTACAATATCATATAAATATAAGCAAAATCCATCAGCGTTGCCATTTAAAACTTGCTTTATTGTAAAAGCAGCAAATGTTGATGAAGAACAAGCATTAAAAATTGCTAATATTTTGTTCCCAGATTTTACTGATATAAAGGTGGAGTCTATTGAAAATGATGAATTGACTCTTACATATGAAGATTATGTAACTTTACGTATGATGATTAATGATAAATTAGTAGATTACATAAAGACCACCAAAACCATATATGATGACATTTCAGACCCAATTATGGTAAAATACAAAAAATTATTGGAAAAGATGACAGCTAGAATAGGCCAATTTCCAACTACTTTTTGTTAGAATTCCTTATTTTATTTACAAATTGTAAAACTTCTTCTTTAGAATAATCGTTTTTAGCGAAGTTTATACCCTGACAAACAAATTCTACATTTCCTTTTACGTAACCTTTAGTTGGGTCAATTTTGTCTAAACTTGCTTTTTCTATGGAATGACATTTTCTAAAATCTAATTTACTTTCTGGAAGTATCATTTTTATATTAGTATAGGGGCAAATTCCTTTTTGTTTATTCCATAATTTTGTTAGAAATTCAACGTCTATGTTGTGTTCCACGCCTCTATTTTTACTTTTATCAATAAAATATCCAAATGGAGATTTACCTTTTTTGTGTTTATGAAAACAAGAATGGGTACAATAATGAACTCCGTTATTTTCTTTGTGCCGGGTGGTGTATCTTCCATGAGGCATTTCAAATTCTTTTTTACATCCATTACATTTGACTTTTACCATTGTTATCATAATATCTTTTAAGATTTTTCTTTCTTATCTTTTTGGCATTTTTCCAATAATACCGCATGTATTTGGCTTTATTGGCATTGTGTTTTTCTTCTTCCGTAAAATATTTCTTATGTCTTCCCATATAAGAATAAATAGTATTTGGGTAGGAAAAAAGTGGAAAAATATTTATTTTAATTGACGCTTGACAATTTATGAATTTGTGGTAATCTGTTCTAATGATAGGTGCTATAATCGGTGATGTTGTTGGATCTCCCTACGAAGGAGCAGGTTTCAATTTTGTAGATGATAGAAACTTTCCCTTGTTTGACGAAAGAAATTCACGTTTTACGGATGATACCGTTCTTACATGCGCAACAGCAGATACCCTTTTAAATCCAGTTAAAAAATGTCGAATGTTCATGAATAGATATCTGTTTTCAGAATTCTACAAAAAATGGGCAACAGAATATCCCAATCGTGGTTATGGCAGTGGATTTAGTGAATGGGTTGAGAATGGTGGAATTACTGTAAATAGTAGCTATGCAAATGGATGCATGATGCGGTGTAGTCCTATAGCTTTGTATTTTGAGGATTTGAAAGATGCTAATCAGGCTGCTTTGGTAAGTATATTACAGACGCACAATTCTCCAGAGTCCAGACGCGGAGTCCAATCAATAGTCTCAACAATTCACATGGCATTACATGGAAGCACAAAACTACAAATAAAGGCGTATGTGGAAGAAAATTTTGGTCACATGCTGGATTTAACTGTTGACCAGTTAAGAGAGTTGCCTAAAACCACCATCCGTTGTAACGTAACTGCTCCACAAGCATTGATATGTTTTATGGAATCAACCGATTATGAATCTGCAATTCGTAATGCGGTTTATACAAGGGGTGATACGGATACTATTGCCGCCATTGCTGGCTCAATTGCCGAAGCATTTTATGGTATTCGTTCAATTCCACAGGAAATGATTGATGGTGCAAAACAAAGATTGGCACCCGAAATGATTGAACTAATTAATAGATTTTATCACATAATTGGGGAATATCACAAATCTTATCGTGATTTTATAATCTAAAAAGAAAATCATTGACTTTTAATAATTGCTTTGTTACAATGTAATCTCACATTGGAAAGTAATTATAAAACTTTCTTGACTGAAAATAACTTTTGCAGAGTATTTATTAGTCATTAAACAGTTACAGTAAAACACGTATAAACAAAAAAGGAAAAACATGAAGTATATTAAAACATTGATAGTCTCATTAGTTGCAGTAGCACTATTATCTGTGACCGCAGCTCGTGCTGCTGACACATCAACCAATTCCACAGGGTATTCCTTGGGTCCGTGGACATTGAGTTTGAGTGGTGCTGGTTCATCTGCACTGAATGATGCAAAAATAAAGAGTTCCACCGTCGGCGGTGAATTTGAATTAGGCCATAAAGGCGAATTGATTCTTCCGCTTGATGCTGGTATTCGACAATCTATTAGTTATTCGGATGTAACTGGTAATGAATGGGCATTTGGCACCAAAGCATTCTCTGATTGGCGAATTGTTAAATTAGGTCCTGTAGAACTTGGTGCAGGTGGTAATGCTGGTATTAATTATGGAAATCAAAAATCCGACTGGACTGGTGCACCCGAAGTTGTGGGTCGTCTTTATTTGAAGAAGGATGTTGACCTGTTTGGTAGAGTTGAATATCCATTTGACCTTAACAAGGCGGAAGACCTTCATACTCTCGCGTATAAAATCGGTCTTCGCGTCCGATTCTAAGAGTTGTTAAAACTTAGGTTATAGAAAACCCGTTGAAATTAAACCTCTTAACGGGTTTTTTCATGCGAAAATAAAAAGGCTTGACATTTTCTGAAAGTGCAATATACTTATGACCAGAATGAAGAACATCTTTACATAGGTTTCAGCAAATGATGACAAAATCATCAACTCACTCATTCTATCTTCAAATTTTAACGCCTCATTAGCTCAAACTGGCAGAGCGGATCTCTCTAAAAGATTTTGTTGCAGGTTCAACTCCTGTATGGGGCGCCATTTTCGTTTTTGCGGTCAACGTGGCAATTTAGTTGCTCCAAGAAGTCGGACTTCTGTTGACCGCCACAATTTTGCCTCAGTAGCTCAGTTGGTTCTCGGAGGAAAAGTAAGACAGAATATGTTCAAAGTATTCACATCTCGCGAGAAGGTGGGTATGGAGAACAAAAGGTATGCTTATTTCAGTCTGAGGGCGCAAAACGCCAGAGCACCGGCTTAATAAGCCGCATGTCGGTGGTTCGAGTCCATCCTGAGGCGCCATTTTTTGGTCAAGGTGCTGTAAAGTCGGCCCAAGAAGTCGGACTTCTCTTGACCGCCATAATTTAATGGGCGGGATGGCAGATTCAGTCTGCCTCTCAAGGTTCAAGCCCTTGCCCGCCCACGGCTTACACAAAATTCTTCAAAAGGATTGACGTTTTCCAAAAACATGATACAATTGACAATATGAAAACATTTAAGCAACTGACACTTGAATTGAAAAAAATGATTGAAGAGGGAAAAGAAAATACACCTGAAGCAGATATTTTGAAAAAAGAAATTGAGGATATAAAATCATTGAGTGAAACTGTTCGAAATAGCATTTTTTTAGCATCTAGTAGAACTTACAGTGAAACATATATGGAACCTCTTCTTCGAAGGAAATATAATTTAACTAAGTCAGTGGATAATAGTCATGATGCTATAAATCAGTTCAAAGAACATGGTGAGTTAAAATCAAGTAAGACTTTGCGTAAAGTTTATCCGAAGAGAAAAGAAAAATCTCTTCTTAATCAAATCATATCCATACAAGAAACTACTGAAACAAACAGAATGATACCATTTGCTGATTGTAAAACGGCAGATTATTTGTCAAACATTCAAAATATAAAAAGAGATGATTTTGAGTATATGTATTATGTTTTACTTTTTGAGGATTGTGCAAAAATATTTTTTATTAAATCCGAAGATGTTGAAAAAGTGCCTAATTGGAGTCCTAAGCACGGAAGATATGACGAACTTGGAAAAAGTGGTCAATTTCCAATAGACAAAAGCAATATACAATATCATTTGAATAATCACTTGATAGATACTATGACTTGGATTGAAATAACAGATATTTATATTGAATTATCCAAATAACATGTTAATTAAAAATACAACAATACAAAATCGTTCAAAACAGCAAAGATTAAATTCCGAACACATAATTCCTTATAAAAATATCACAGGTGGGATTGGAGTGGTTAATTTTTTACAATCGCTTCGTCACTTAAATAAACCAAAAGAACAGATATTATTCTCAATAGGATGTTATTTACTAAACGGAAACAAGAATCAAGCTATAAAAAGTTTTATAAAGGAATATAATTACGAACGTATAACTATTGGAAACATACCAACAAATGAATTTGATTTGTTGGGGTCTGTATATCAGTTTCTTAATTCTAAAAAAGAAAATTTAGAAAAGGGATCGTTTTATACTTGTTCTCAAATAGCAAAGGATTTTGTTGATGATTTGGATTTTTCACACAATCAAACAATTATTGATTTTGCTTGTGGATCTGGTGTATTTTTGTTTAACTCCAAAGCTTCTTCTGAACAAATAGTAGGAGTAGATTATGACCCTATTGCCATAATGATTGCTAAATTCAATTATTTCATTAAATTTCCGGATGCAGGTCCTCCTAAACTTTTTTGTGATGATTTTTTCAATTGGTTTTTGTCCAATAAACATCTAAAATTTGATTATGGAATAAGTAATCCTCCATATGGAGCTAATTTAGACTTATCGAAAATTCAATCAGAATATATAAATTCAGGAGAAAGTTTTTCATATTTTATTGAATTTGGATACAGATTACTTAAAGATAATGGTGTATTAAGATTTTTATTGCCAGAATCTATTTTAAACGTAAAAAAACATACTGACGTAAGAGATTTTATATTAAATCAAACTAATTTGAAAAGAATTAAAAAATATTCCGAAAAGTTTTCTGGGGTAATGTCAGATGTATATATGATTGAATTGGATAACGGTCATAAGCAACAAAATGTTAAATTTATAAATGGAACATCTACATCTATTCCAAAAGATGTTTATAAAAATCTTCAACATCATATTTTTGTCCAACTCACTGACCAAGATATAAAAATTATAGAAACAGTAAATAAGTTAAAAAAATATGATTTATCAAATAGTATTTTTGGATTGGGTGTAGTTACTGGAGACAATAAAACTAAAATTTTAA